GGTAAACTAACAAAGTCTTTTCAAAAACAAGAGGCTAGTACTAAACCTGGAGACCCTAGAAATATTACACCCATGCCTGACAAGGTACGTCTCGAGAATTCGAGAATATCCTATCCCTTAGCAGAGAACATGAAGAAAACCAAGTGGTATTCATTTGGCATGATGCCGGCAGCTATCGCAAGAGCTGTAGCACTTTATGTTTCTGACCCTAGAACAAAGACCATTGGTCTAGGCGACTATTCCCGCATGGATGGAACTGTCAATCATTTGGTAAGAACTTTCGATTTAGCCTTTTTACATGCAAACTTCGACACAGCAGACCACGAATTCATCGATGAGTGGTATTCTTTGACATACGGTAATTATGTCAATGCTGGTTGGGGTGAAAAATATGAACAAGGCGACTCACAAGCCTCTGGCGATCCTTATACCTCTTGTCTTAACACAGCAAGGAATGCTTTCATTCAATTCTGCTGTGCAAGAGAGGACCTCCAACCCGCCGGAGCCTATGATAATCTCGGACTAGCCGCCGGGGATGATTCAATTCAACGAAATGTCAATCCTGACACAGCTGTAAATGTCGCCAAGTCTTGGGGTTTTGTCCTCAAGTTCGCGACACGTTTACGCGGTCAGACAATCGATTACCTTTCCAGACAGTACTCACCTGCTGTTTGGATGGGATCACCTGACAATATCGCATGTCCCCTACGGCTCATATCCAAATTCCATGTTTCCCGTCTAGCAACGAAAGTACCTGCTTATGTATTGGCTTACACCAAGGCCGTTTCAGTCATGACAAATGACCATAGCACTTACCTACTTTCTAGCTGGATGCGGAAAATAATTCGGCAAACATCTGTACAAGCCCGGGCCTGGATCAAACAAGCCTCGACCGGTGCCAAGTGCGAACTCACTCGTGAAAGACAGTGGGCTGCCAGACTAATCGACGATAGCTGTGGTGCAACTGCAGACCCCAGTGATTTCAGTAGTAAGGTGTCTTACCAAACTGAAATGAATCTCGATTATGACTGGCAAATCCAAGTTTTCATTGATGAGGGGTTCAGTGTTACCAAAATGGAAGATTTCATTGAATGGTGTGACGACCCAAATACTGACTGGCGCGATTGTCCAGTCCTGTATGAACGCGAAGCGATCAAGACCGCCCTGCCATATTTGGCCAACGGTGAGATTGTGGGACCTTCCGAAGCCGCACCAGACACTCCTGACATTGTCGTACTACAAGCTAACTCATCTATGGATCTCAAACATTCCGAACCACCTGTTCAAATGCCACGGGAAGACAACATCAAGTTGGACGTTGGTGACATCAAACAACTTGTTAAGTCATTCACGGCTGAACATCACCGGAAACCCAAGGGAGCCCAAGGATCAGAAAGTAAAGTTCAACAATGGATAAAATCGAATTTAGTGAAAGAGAAGAAGAAAAAGAAGACCGAGAGCGTAAAGTTTTCAGACGTACTAAACAGCTGCCAGACCTATCCCTGCCGTCGTGGGGACAATTGTAAAGGATGGTATGCTGGACTCAAACCCTGTAGAGTTCGAGTCAACGAGGTGGGTAAATTTTGTGGAGAGTGTCACAATGTCTACCTCGCTAAAAGTAAGACTAACTAAGGTCGCTTAGTCCCAGGCGGCACCATAAAATTCCAAACTCTACTACTATGCCCACCAAACGACAAAAACAACGTCAACCGCGTAAGCAGAAGAAGCAACCACGGAGACGCCCTCGTCGCCGCAATAGGAATAACCGCACCAATGCGCTTACTCCTTATGCAGCGATGATCGCTGATCCGTGCAACTGCACCCTTATCCCTGGTCTCCATGGGACCTCGGAAGGGCTTCTAGCACGCGTCAAGAAGACGCTTTTCAATGCCACTGCTGATACTTGTGGCTACGTTCTTTGGGTACCCGATTATTCTTGCAATTTCGGGGACTTCAACGAACGTGGACCTGCAACTAGTGTCAAATGTGGAAATCTTTTCATCTGGTCTTCAACTGAACCTGATCAACAACCGTATAACGAACGCGTTGATGCAGAAGCCAAGATGGCATATGGAGGTATTCTTTCGGATACCTTCGTTGCCGCAACTGATTTCTCAAGCGCGTTTACTTCAACTGATCCTGCTGCCGTACTGGTATCTGGCGATATCGTCCAAGATGCTAGAACTCTGTCAGCTTGTATCAAGATGAAGTATACAGGCCAGTTGTATAACGCTTCAGGTGAACTTGCCTTCATTCAGGACTTACCACTATCCGCCATACTTTATGGTGCTGGTAACAACGAAGCCGCTTCTGTCAATCAATTATTCCAACAAGCCACTCAAACTGGCCGATTTGGATCTGATACAGCAGAAGTGATCTCGAGACCTGACGAGACGTCACATGTCTTCCGTAACGATCGCTCCACACCTTGCCAGGTTAGCGATTCCAACGGTGGCATCACATCTCTCTCACAAGAAGGAAAGTCACAAGGACCTAACGTATTTGGCTTTGCCTGGAGAGGATTAGCAATCCCCTCTGGACAAGCTGCCAACTTGACCTTTGAATTCATTAAGAACATCGAATGGCGCCCTGAACCGGTTTCCGGTCTCACACACGCCACTCCACGTGTTGTTAATACCATTCCAAAGACTCAATCGGCAGTCAAATACCTTGATGATAGGAGCAGCACTTGGTCCACCAAGCTAATGTCTGGCATCAACGAAGTTTCCAAACTCGCATTGTCAGGCGCTTGGTCTGCCACCAAGTCCATTGTTAAAGCTGGGTTCGAACAAGGCCTCAAAACCTTGCCTTACACAGCTCCATTACTTTTAATGTAATATGTGCGCAACATCTCCTTTTTGGATCGTGCCCCCTGACTAACACGACCTTAGTTACTAAAACTACCCTAATATTGGACCCG